CTTCTACCTCTTCCGCTCTTGGTGAGCGCGGCACAGTGGCAATTGCCTTACCTCTGAATAAGGCAGTTGGTAATGTGATTGAACTGACCAGAGCAGATTTCGTTGGCAACACTAATGAGTTAATCGGTGTCGAGTATACTTCTGACGCAGCAGCACCTCTGCGTGAGATTTTCTGTCACGCGACCAAGGTTTATGTGTATGACCTCGGTGAATCTGGTACTGTTTCCGAAGCGATTGCTGCGTTTGACCCTTATGAATTTAATGTTCTGTGCGCTTATACCGCAAGCGCAGATGATGTGTCCGCATATATTACCGCCGTTAAGTCTTGGCGCGATGATATGGGTAAGAAGTGCCAAGTGGTTGTTTACAACCAAGAGAGCCCCAATCACGAGGGCGTTATCAATGTGGTGTCCACCATTTCTGGTGATAGCGCACCTGCTCACGCTCTGGTCGCTTGGGTGGCTGGTGCGGAAGCTGGTTGCAAGATTAACGAATCCTGCACCAATATGCTGTACGATGGTGAGTATACCATTGTGACCGATAAGACTCAGAGCCAACTGGAAGCTTGCATTGAAGCTGGTCAGATCGCGTTCCATCTGGTTTACGGCGATATTCGTCTGTTAGAGGATATCAACTCTCTGGTCGATACTACTGTCGATAAGGGCGAAGATTTCAAGTCTAACCAGACTATCCGCGTGATTGACCAGATTGCTAACGATATTGCCAAGCTGTTTAACACCAAGTATCTTGGTAAGATTCCTAATAACGCTTCTGGTCGCGTTAGCCTGTGGGCTGACATTGTTGCTCATCACAAGGAATTAGAGAGCGTCCAAGCTATTGAGAACTTTGACTCTTCTCTGCTCACTGTTGAGCAAGGCGCTAATAAGAAATCCGTGGTCGTGAACGATGCTGTTACCGTAGTTAACGCTATGGCACAGCTCTACATGACCGTCGTGGTTCAGTAAGGAGGTTGACATAAATGGCTCAGACTATGCACGCTCGTAATGCGGTTTCCGCTAAGATGGCTGAATGTTATGTCACCATTGACGGCAACCGTTATAACTTTATGTCCGCTATCAATCTGGAAGTTAACTTCGAGAAGAACAAGACCGAAGTTCCTATCCTTGGTCGTATGAACCGTGGTCACAAGGCTACCAGCTCCACTATTACTGGTTCTGCTGAGTTCCATCTGAATACTTCCATCTGGCGTGAACTCGCTTATAAGTTCCAAGAGACTGGTGAGGACATCTACTTCGATATGCAGATCACTAACGAGGATATCACCGCTTCCGATATCGGCAGACAGACCATTATCCTTTATGACTGCAACTGGGACAGCATGACTCTGGCAGCTTTCGACGCTGACAGCGACGATGTTCTGACCGAGAGCATTGATTTCACCGCAGAGCGGTTTGAAATTCCCGAAAAGTACACTCTTATGGACGGCGTTCTGTAAGAAACTAAACATCTATAAAGCGGATGGGGCGATATACCCCATCCGCTCTTTTAATTAAATTGGGAGGATTTAATGATGAGTGATTTTTCTGTTTTCATGGCTGGTAATGCAGCAAAGGAAGAGACTGTTAAGTATGTAGCTTCCAAGCGTTTCGCCGTTAAGGGCAAGCCCGTCGAGTGGGAGATTAAAGCAATCGACTCTGATCTCGATGAAACTCTCCGTAAGGAAAGCACTAAGCGTGTTCCTATTCCCGGTAAGCGCGGTCAATATAACCAAGAAGTTGACACGGACAAGTATATTGCTAAAGTTTGCGTTGCTTGTACCGTTTATCCTAATTTAAATGATGCCGAACTCCAAGATTCTTATGGTGTTAAGACTGGCGATGCTCTGTTAAAGAAGCTGTTAAAGCCCGGTGAGTACACTGAATATAAGGCAAAGGTCATGGAAGTTAACGGCTATGACATGAGCATGGAAGAACTGGTGGATGAAGCAAAAAACTGATAAATGAAGGTGATTTTGAAGCTAATATAGCTTATTATTGCCTTCACAAATTCCACTGGAAGCCTACCATGCTGTTGAGCATGACGAGGGAGGAAAAGGCTTTTGTTACAGCTTGCATCCAAATTAAGTCTGACGCTGAAAAGGAGCAAGAAAAGAAACTGAAAGCCAAGCAACCTCGCAAAAGGTAGGTGACATAATTTGCCTAACAAGCAATTAACCGCCAGAGTACGGTTAGACGCGAGTAGCGCCCATAGATCGCTCGATAAGTTAATCTCCAAGATTAAACAAGTCGAAGCGGTAGCCAATAAGCAAGCTAATGTCAAGGGTTTGGAAAAATCCATTGAGCGGGCGCTTCTCCAACAAGAAAAGTTAAAACAAGCAACTTTAAAAACTGAGTTAGCGCAGTCTAAGGTAGCAGCGCAAACCCATAGAACCGCAGCGGCAGCTACGCAAGCGCAAATAGCGCAGTCCAGACTTGCCGCTCAAAACCAAAGAACCGCTTTGCTGTCGAAACAAGTGGCGAATACCACCAAAAGGTGGGCTACCAATCAAGCTGGCGTTACTGCTAATTTAAAGACAACCAACAGTTTGTACGGTAGTATTTGGCACAAGTTAAAAGGCATAGCGGCGACTTATCTTGGTATTATGGGCGTTAGAGCTGTAACTGATACGACTGACTTGCTCGTTGGCGCACAAAACCGATTGAACTATGTTGCCGCAGGACAACTTGGCGAGCAAGGTTATAACACGGATGGAACTTACTCAGACAAAACGCTTAACATAACACAAGATGCCCTCGATAAGATGTATGTAAGCTCTCAAAAGGTTCGTACTTCTTACCAAGGTATGATTAGTAATGTTTCCAAGACTATGACGCTCGCTGGCGATGCGTTTAAGGGAAACATTGATAACGCAATTCGCTTCCAAGAAGTTATGGCAGAAGCTTATGCAGTTGGTGGTGCAAGCGCACAGGAAATGCACAACTCCATGTATCAGTTAACACAGGCGTTAGGCTCTGGTGTTCTCCAAGGTGACGAGTTACGCTCTGTTCGTGAAGGTGCGCCATTGGCATACCAAGCCATTGAAAAGTTCGCACAAGGCGTGTATAACACAACTGACTCCTTGAAGGACATGGCTTCTGAGGGCAAGATTACTTCTGACATGGTAGTAGCTGCGGTCATGGACATGGGCAAGAGTGTCGATAAGGCGTTTGGTCAAACTCGACAAACATTTGGTCAAACATTCGATCAGATTAAAAACTCTGCTCTCTATGCTTTCCAACCAGTAATGGAAATGTTGACAGATGCGCTTAATAAAGCAATCGACAACGGCATGATTCAGAGGTTTGAAGCTCTGTTTACTGGCGTGGCGAAAGGCATAATGATAGTCTGTAAAGCCATCGAACTTGCCATCCGCTGGATTTCCGATAATTGGTATTGGTTACAGTACATTTTCTACTCCGTAGTGTTGGCGTTGATTGGGTATTTAACTAAATTAGCTGCTGTTGCTATTTGGACAGCTCTGACTTCTTTCGCGGCTTTCTTAGCGGCAAACCCATTCATCATTTGGATTGTTACCATTGGCATACTGGTTGCTGCGTTGGTGTGGTTACTTAATGCGTCCACTGATGCCTGTGAGTTTATTGTTAACCTCGCGTTAACCGTAGCGAAAGCTATCGTTGGCGTTCTTATGGTTGTCCTTGCCGTGTACTTAGCAACTGGCGCTGTTATGATGAGTATTCCCGTGTTAATCGGCTTGTTGATAGTGGGTATTATTGCCATTTTAATTGCTGTGTTCGTTAAATTCACTGGCGAGATAATTGGTGGCGCACTCGGTATTTGGGAAGTCATTAAGGCAGTTTGTTCGTGGGTTGAAAACGGCTGGAAAAATATGTGTAACGGCATGGCTGGTTGGTTCTGGAACGCAATAGCTGATATGTTGGATGGCGTTGACTGGCTGTTAAAGGGTATTAACAAAGTCCGAGAAGCCTTGGGTAAGGACACTATCAACATTGAAGGTATCCGAGCAAAAGCCGACTCTTATAAGTCCAAAGTTGAGGAAAACAACCTCGATATTGGTGCGGCTTGGGACAAGGGATATAGTAAGGGTTACGATATTGGTACTGATATCCAAGACAAGATTAACGGTTACGGCGAGAAGATTAAGGCGCTTGCTAATCGAGAAAAGAAGGAAGAAGAAAAAACTTCCATGCTTGATAAGATTGGTAAGAAGCTCAATTTAAATTTTGAGGGCATGGGCGCTTTCCCTACAGTTGGTGTCGGAAGCGATTACGAGCCAGATGTCGGTAAGATGCTTAAAGGTATTGGCGATGATACTGGTAAGATTGCCGATTCTATGGATTTAACCAGTGAGGATTTGGAGTATCTGCGTAGAATCGCGGACATGGAGTGGAAGAAAGAGTACACTACCGCTGAGATTAAGGTCGAAATGAACAACAATAACCAGATTAACGGTGACGGTGATCTGGATGGTATTGTTACCAGACTGGCAGATAAGCTCTATGAGGAAATGAATGTCGTGGCTAACGGCGTGTATGCGTACTAAGGAGGTGTTAATATATGCCCAATCCTTATGGATATGTTTTTTATTTTAAAGACGGGTCGGATGTATTAACATTTCCGATTACGCCCGGTGAACTGACTATTAAAGTCGGTTCTAATAACAAAGTTGTAACTCTGATTAGTGAGGGGGATGTTAATATCTTAAAGTCTCCCTCGCTCGTCGAGGTTGAATTTGAAGCTCGTTTCCCAATGCGGAAATATCCGTATTCCAGAGAACCCGCTAAATTTGAAACTTATTTCAACAAATTCAAAGAACTGAAAGAACAGCGAAAATCTTTCAGATTCATAGTGGCAAGAACAACGCCACACGGTAAGCGTACTTGGGACACTAATCTGTTAATGGCGCTGGAAGACTTTGAGATAAGAGAAGACGCTGATGAGGGCGACGATGTTCTTGTGTCGTTCAAGCTGCGGCAGTTTAAAGAATACGGCGTTAAGACCGTTAAACTCGTATCTGCCAAACCGACCACTACATCGACTTCCAACAAGCCGAGAACCACGGATAACAAAACCAAAAGTTCTAAGAGCTATACCGTCAAGAGCGGCGACTGTCTGTGGAACATAGCTAAAAAATATTACGGTAGTGGTGCAAAGTGGACGACTATTTATAATGCAAATAAATCCATTATAGAGTCTACCGCAAAGAAATACGGCAAGAAATCCTCTTCCAACGGACATTGGATTTATCCCGGTACTAAACTCACCATTCCTGCGTTATGAGGTGGTTAAATGGCAAACATGAAATTAACCATCCAACATAAAGGTAAGGTCTTTGAACCTCCTGTCGAAGAGGGCGTTAAGATCGAATGGGAACGCACTGGCTCTCCCGGTAAGCTGACATTTACCACCATTAAAATCGGTTCTGGTAAAGACACCGAAATGGCGTTCAGCGAGGGCGACCCAGTGTGTTTTTATTATGACAACAAATTAGTTTTTGTCGGCTATGTGTTCACAAAAAAGCGCGATAGAGAACACCACATTGAAGTTACTTGTTATGACCAAATAAGGTACTTAAAGAATAAGTACACTTATGTGTTTGAAAAAAAGACGGCTTCTCAGATTATCAAGGCGTTATGCGCCGACTTCGGTTTACAAACTGGGTCTATGGATAACACTGGGTATGTTATTCCCGCTGTCGCGGAAGAAAACAAAGCTGCCATTGATATTATCTTAGATGTGTTAGAAGAGACGCTTACTAACACTGGTAATATGTTTGTTCTCTATGACGACGCTGGAAAACTTAAACTTAAAAACTGCGCTAACATGGTGTCCAACACTTTGATTATGAAAGACACCGCAGAGAACTTTGATTATTCGTCCAGTATTGACGATGAGACTTACAACAACATCGTTCTGTACTATAAGGCTGACGATGAAAAGATTCAGTTATTCACCGCTTCCAGCGGCAGTAACATTAGCCAGTGGGGTTTGTTAAGATACTTTGAGGAAGTTAAAAATCCCACGATTGGTCAAAACAAAGCTAATTCTCTGTTGAGATTATATAACAAGAAAACTCGTGAATTAAAAGTTACGGGTGCTTTTGGTGATATCTCTGTCAGAGGTGGAACGCTGATTCCAGTGCAGTTAGATTTGGGCGATATTATTACCAATAATTACATGGTGGTAGAAAAGGTCGTTCATAACTTTGATAAAGACCACTACACTATGGACTTAACTCTGGAAGGAGCGTGGGAATAATGGCAACTGGGTTAATTGACATTATGAAGCGAGCTGCGTTAGATGCGACAGATAACGCTCAAATGTGTGATCTGCGATACGGTAAAGTGGTCAGCGTTAAGCCGCTTAAAGTTCAAGTTACGAACCTGTTTACTATCCCGGAAGCGTTACTGGTCGTTCCAGAGCATTTGACTGACTACGAAATAAAAGTCACTACGGATGGTTACGGTTGGTTTACGGACAATAAAAGTGGT